ATGTTAAACAATAGCACATTAAAGCAAATAGAGGAAAAAGCAGGATTAAAACATTTAGTTAGTAAAGACGAGTTAAATTATAACGAATACATGCAAGTTGTATGTACTGATGAATTTCAGAAAATAGCTAATGAAACATTAAGCAATCTCAAAAGATTAGATAAAGATAATTGGTATTAGAAATAATGACCTTATAAAATATAAGTTTTAATGGGTCTTGAAAAAAATAAAAGGGAGGAATAATTATGATTAATGTTATTGTACCACTAAACAAAGAGGAAATTGAAAAGCAAATTAAAGGATTTGAATATTTGCTAAAAAAGGATACAAATGAGAAAGATAGACAGATTCACGAACGGGCATTAGAAGTTCTAAAAAATTACTTAAATAAATTTAATTCAAGTGAACTAAGAGAACTTAAAATGTGTGAAGCAAGTAGAAAAGAGATTAGAAGTTTAATAAATCAGGAAGCAACTCAAGAGGTAAGCGAAAGACATTTAACCGATATAGAAGTTCTAACAAAAAATAATATACACGAAGTAATCAAATTTATTAAGTTACTAAGAGAATCAAGAGGTCACGTATATGTAGCTATAGGGAAATATAGAAAAGAGATTAGGCAGCAAGGCAGAGGTAATATATCTTTTACTGAAATAGACGAAGCATACAAAAAAGGTGACATAAACAAATTAAAAAGTTTGTTAATAGAATTATTTTTAGAATACATAAGCCAAAGAGAAATAAAAGATGCCGTTAAGTTTGCCGAAAATGGTAATATATCATTTAAAGATATTTACAAAAAACATATGAAAGCATTAAAAAATAATAGACATGACAAGTTTATGTGTTGTGTTACAGCTACCTATAGAGAATAAACAAGAAAACAAAAAAGGGGGGATTTTATTATGGCAAAAGTGGAAAGAAAATATATAATTGAAAAATTTGTAGAGAATTTAGTTTTATATGATGTTACTGCATTCGAAGTCTATAACTATATTAGAGATACAAGAACAATTAAAACTTATAGCAAATATCTTAAAAAATTTAATCGCAAAGAAGAAATAATTGGAGATGTACTTTTAATTGCACAAATAGTCGGAACAACTAAATATAACAAAGCTGAAGTAAAAGAGTTAGCAGATGTTTTGCTAGAAAATAGAAAGAGTTAATTGAAAAAAGTTCAAAAAACACAAAAAAACATAACAAAATCGCTTGACAGCCTGTACCAAACGTGTTATATTATAATAATAGGGGTATCTCTATGCCTTTTTCCAGATATCCCTTCAAAACAACTTTATTTAATTACTTTTTTTGGAGTTTTTTAAAAACTTTACTTTTTTGCACCCTTTTTTAAGAAAGGGTAGATTTATATCTTTACGCTATCAATTATAACTGAACGAGGAGGTGATTGTCAAGTGCATATAACAAAAATTATGTGTATGGAAAAAAATATCAATTAAAGTCAGGCAGATGACTCGAAGTACTAGCAAAAATTAACAAGTAAAAATTTGTATACCAAAAGGGGGAGGAATTTATTATGAGAAATGAAGAGTTAAAGAAAGAGTATATTAGATACTGCTTAGAGAATGGGTTGGCTGAAGCATATATATATTACCCAGATTCAGCTGAAGATTTAGTAGAATTAGACATTAAATATATAACAAATAAGGATGAATGGAAAAAAGAATATATGGAGAGATTTAATTGGGCAGATGATGAAGGTTTTGAAATAAGCGAAAATACAGGGTATCAAGGCGAAGGATATTATGATTTTATGGTGACTTGTCACGATGAATGCTTAGATAGAATTGAAATTATAATGGATATTAATAAACAGAAGGTTCAACATGAATATGAGGAAATAAAAAGAATGTATATTAACTATGATCACTCAGAAGAAGAGGCGGAATATTATGCTTCTAAAAAATTTGAAGAAAAGAGAGAAATAACCGAAGAAGATATTGCTAAATATCTATAATAAAACTCTAAGGGGGAGAAAGTGAATTGAAAACACCAAAGGCTTTTAATGATAATTTAAAAAATGACATCATTACTATGGAGATGCTTGAATTAGCTTTATATTCAATAAATAAAAGAGCTAAGAATTGCAGGGATAAGAAAAATGAATATTATCAAAAGGGCAAGATGTCAGGCTATAAAAATGATTATTCATTTAAGTCTGTTGAAAAGTATAAGGAGCAGGAACAAGAATATTATGAGCAAAAAGATTTTCTATTAAAGGAACTGTTGAAGCCTATTTGTATACACGAAACAACTAATAAAAAGCAAAATAGAATACGTTATTATGACTATGAAGATGAATACAATGAATTACTTAGTAAAGCGATATATGAAAACTGTTATTTTGATAATGACGAAGATGATTATGTTTATTTTATAGATGTAATAGAAGTTGAAGAAGTTAAGAACTATTTTATGTTCTTTGAAACTCCAAATTATTCATTTCATATACCTATCAATGAAAACGATATTAATAGCTTTAAATTAGAAAAAGTAGCTATTAATGATTTAATAACTAAAGGAAAAGAGATTAATGGTTTAGTATCAGTTCAATTTTGTAAAAAGTTAATTGAATTAGTAAAGGAAGGTAATTACGAATTTATATAAATTATTAAGGAGGAATTTTAACTATGGCTACTAGAAAGCGAAAACAGTATTATGTTTATCAATACAGATTTAAAGACATTGAAGAAAAAGATGGGGAATTATACTTTAACAGTAATAATCGTATTGAATACCCTAATTCTGAAAATCTACTTTATGACACTATGTATAGAGTTTTAGAAAAGGAATATGACATTAGATACTATGATGACGAAAATAATAGAGTGAAAAACACTATTCCAGAGATGTTTATTTTGAGATCAAAAGGAATTAGAAGTGAGTCTGCTAAAAAGAGATATGACCGACTTATTGAAAATGGAGTATTAGTAGATGGAGTCAAGTATATTTATTCAGAAAAATCTAGTTCGATGACTAGGACACAAAAAACAGTATATATTAAAGCAGATATTCAGGAAGAGGTAGAAAAGCATATTACACTTGGTAAGAAACCCAAAAGGACTGTTCTAGCTAAATGGTTAAGCACTAAAGGCTTAACATTAAGTAGTGCTAATCTAATGCCAGATGTACCGAATATAGTCATTATACCTGATTTTGAACGCACTGTAATCGAAGATGTAAAAATGATAGTACCTTATGAATTAACAAAAGAAGATAAAAAGATGTATGCAGAAATGCTTAAAGAAAAGGAGATAGAAGAAAATAGGTTACAACAATATTATAAAAAGATTGAAGAAGTAGATGAAATATTTACTCAAGAATATTTAAGTAAACTTTCGGAATTAAATAGTAATACCCGTTTTACAAGAGGTCGATGGATAAGTGAAGGTAGGAGAGTCAAAGTTGAGGAACTTGATAAGCCTAAACATGTTATTAGAAACAAAAAGGGAGAATTATTTCCAATTTATCATGCTAAGCAAACTGAAGAAATAAAGATATTTCCTATAGATGAAAAGACCCTAGGTTATAAACTAGAAAAGGTTAAAGATTATGAAAATGAAATAAATTGTTTTGATGGTATGGCTTTAATGTCATTAGAATTTGCAAAGAAAGTTGAGGAATTTCTTCAAGTAAGTAACGCAAATGCAATACAAGGAAGATTACCTTATATAAAAGGGTTATTCGTTAAGTTCGATATTAAGAAATATTTTAAAGAAGTATTAAAAACAGATACTATAGTTGACCTTTGGAATAAATCACATAACATAGATGATATTGACATAATAGCTACAGAATCATGTTTCAAAGCAAAATTAGAGATAGATGAGAATGATAAAAAGCATTGGCTATTTGAAAACATGGAAGAATACTATTCACAAATAAAAAAATATGGATACACCAAGTTCGGAATAGCCAATTTTGCTGAAGATATTTTAGATAAGTTCGCTCCAACGACTTATCAATTAATCAATTCGCTCAATTTAAGTGTATATGATTTAGCAGTATTAAGTCAAGAGGAAAGAAAATTAATAGATGACGTAATTAAAAGAGCTGATACTGCAAGTGTAAAATTATTCCTTGATATGATTATATCTGAAGATAATTCAGATAGTGATGACGATAAAGAAGAAACAAAGACGAAAGCAGAATATATTAAAAATGCTATAGAACTAAATGAAAGAATGATATTTGATAAAGAAGTTCAAAGATTCTTATTTTATAAAGCTAAAGATATGCTTTATGAGATGATGAAGGGTAGAATTAGAATACCAAGCCGATATCAATACATCACAGGCGATATTATTGCATTTTGTGAATGGGCTGCATATCGTGACCCTGACAAAGTAAAAGGATTTTTAAAGAATAATGAGTTTTATTGTAAAGGACTTGAAAATACAGAACAAATCTTAGTACGCTATCCATTAACTCATCATTCAGAAGTAAAAGTTGCACCATTCATTCAAATAGATAATCCCTATTTAAAACACTTACATAATATAATTCAATTTAATACTTATGACCTCACAATGACCCAATTATCGGGCTGTGATCTTGACGGAGACATTGTAGATGTAATTCCAGCTAATACTCCTATAGCTAATAATAGAGTGCTTAAAGATGCAGTAGAAGAAGATTTAATTCAAGTTAATCCAAAAGATAAAGCATTAGCTAAAGCAGTAGAATTAAATACTCAGGCTATATTAGATTTTGAAAGAGTTAATCTTCAAAATTTAACTGGTAAAGTAACTAATATTAATACTACATTACAAGATAAATCATTTGGATTAGGAGATATGAAACATAATAATCTATCAAACTCTATGTGTAAATTGCTTCAGGCTTTAATAATTGACTCTGCAAAGACACAACAAATTATAGAGATACCAGAGATATTAAAGCAAAATGCAACTAGATTACCTTATTATTTTAGATATATATATGGTGGTACTGAAAAAAGATATATGAATGCTAAATCACCAATAAGTATGATGTGTAAAGGAATTGAACGAAAAATTGAAAACGGTGAATTATTCATGAGACTAGATGAAATTGGCACTGATATTGAAGATAAAAGTTATTTGGATATTAATAGAATTCATGAATTGATGATTGATGAGTCCAAATATGACTCAAGCACTTATTTTGATTTATATGATAGATTAGCACCAATTCACAATGACTTTAGCACTAGAAAAGGTGAGATTGATAAATTAAGAGATGATATAAACGAGTATGATAATTCAGATAATGCAAAAGAAAAAAGGGAAAGAATTAAGGATTTATATGCAGAATTGTATGATGAAATTAGAGCTAGAACAATTAGAGCGTGTAATCATGTTTGTAAAGCACCGACTGATATATTTATCAGAAAAAAAGTTTTAAATGAAAAGTTACAACAATTAAATAAACAGTATAAGGAAAATAAAGATGAGAAAATAGCTAATGAAATACATGAAATTATAGAAGAATTGAGAAATACATGTAATAATCCTTCAATTTTAGCAAGTGTAGCAGTTAGAATTGCATATGAAGATAGTAAAAATAGTAAGCCTGATAATATTATTAATAGAAATAAAAACTACTTGTTCCCTTGGATAGTTGCATCAGAAGGAATATTAGAAAATGTAAAAACACATGAAGAAATAAATAAAACTAAAGTAGTAAAAATAGATTTTAAGTTACCATTTAAAACAGGTATTTGTAGAGTTATTGACAGAATCGGATATATGAAAGGTAAAATGTTTCATGCTCCAATAAACGACGGTTCGTTTGTTGTTAAGTATAAAGAAGGGGAGTATTATGCGGTTTATGATGTAGAAGAGAAATGTAATATAGAAACAACTGAAAGTGTAACTGTGGGAGCTGATGATAGTATGAATAAAATTAGAAATTATAATTGCAATGTTGTATATTTACAAAAGCATCCTGATGAGCTACAAGAGTTATTAAACGAAAAGGATATTAAACTAGGTATTAATGAAAATGGGTATTTATCGTTCTTTATTGATGATGAGTTTATATTCTCAGTTGCTAGAAATAGCATACAAAATAATAAAATAAGATTAAATCTTAATGATTATGTAGGTAGAGTTTTTAAAGCAAAAGTAAATAAAGCAGCTAATAGAAGTATGCAATTAATTATTAATCAAATTGCATGATATAGGGGGCTAAAAGCCCCCAAAGGGTGACAAATTAGTAAAAATAATAACGTGCGTACAATCAAAAAAGGAGGAGTGTGTTTATGTTAAAAGAAAAAATAAGTGTTAAAGAAATGGATGAATTGCAAAAGGAGATAGGTGAGCAACTAAAGCAACACCTAGAATCACTTAATTTAAAAGTTGAAATTAGTTATATCAACTTAGGATATCAAGTCAATCGAGGCTATGGAGTATTTATTTACAACAACAAATATGACTATGTAAAAATTGATATAAATTTTAATGAAGAATATGGATTTGAAGAACATCTAGGTATAATTCTAAAGCTACTAGGAAACGAAAAATGTTATTATCATAAAGCATCACTAGTAGAAAGGTTTATAGTAGATTTGCTTGAAGAAAAAGGCGTAAAAGACATATTTGTTCATGATGGACAGATATATTCTGATGGTCTAGAAGAACCACTAGGAATTAAATATATTCATAAGTTTGAGTATGACGAAGACCGATTTGTACTTACACTAAATGATGATGACTATAAATATATTATTGATCTAATAAATGAAGAGATTGAGGTAATAGAACTATAGCAGGAGGGGTTTATCCCCTTCCTATAATCTGATTGAAAGGATGATTTTATGGATAAAAAAGATATCCAACACTATGTAGTTAAGAGTCTTAAAATTGCAAATTATTTAGTTAGAAGTGGATACGATATCCTAAAAGTTGAAGATAGTAGAAGTAATAATTTTTATAAAGTGTTTATATTTGAAGACTCACCCGAGTTGAGAAAAGAAGTAAAAAGATATAAAAAAGTATTAAATAGATACTAGATCGAAAGGATGAGTATTAATATGAACGGACTTATATTTAATTTATATCAAGCCAATAAATTCATAAAAATGGGAGCAACTGTTGAAAGTATAGGGTTATCTAGGGGTAAAACTTATGCAAAATTTAAAGTTGATAATGTATTTAATGAGCTAATGGAAAGGTGGAATAATCACACATTAGATTAATCGATTGAAAGGGGATTGAAGGGGATGAGTATTTTTCAGATTAGTGATAAAAAAATAAAAACAAAAATTGATATGACCATATCAGAATATATGAATAATATTAATAAGTTTAGCGAATTACATAAAAAACAAATAGAATTTGCTAAAACATTAGCTAATATGATATACACTAAAAAAGATAAGAGTATTGTAGATGTAATCATTGCCAGATGTGGCATAGGAAAGAGTATATTTATTAAATCATTTCTAAAACACTTAGTTAATGACTATTGTTACATTGGTCAGATGTCAAGAAATAATATATTAGAAACATGTGGATCAATAGTTGTTACTGATAGTTTAGAAAGATTAGAAGAAATAATTAAATATGAAGGTTTACAAGATAGATGTTATTTTGTTCGATATAATAAAGAAGAGTTAGAGAGTAAGAGTAGAATTGATTTTCAAACGCAGCTAAAAGAACAGTTTAAGTATCCAATTATATTAATTACTACTCAGAAATATTTTAAAATGAGTAAAAGCGAAAGAAATATTTTATATAAATGGGCAAAAGGGACAAGAGAAATAGCTATTATTGATGAAAAGCCTATTATGATGAGTGAAACAATTGTGGATGAACAATTTTTAAGTGAAATTAAAGTAGCTATTCACAAGTGCTATGAAGGTAATGAAAAAAATTATTTACTTGATACTTTTGAAAAGATATATGATGACTTAGATTATATTAGAAAGAATTACAGTAGAAAATATGAGGTCATGTGGCTTAAAAATTCTAAGCCAACTCTACTTCTAAATGAAGAAGAAGATAAAAAATTTTTTGATATATTAGCTAATAATGTAAGTAGTTATATATATAATAGTGTTTTAGAACTTAAGCGGATATACACTGATGGTTGTTTGTTTGTTAATAAGAAGAATAGAGAGCAAGATAATAAAAGACAATTCATATTATTAGAATCGAATGAAGATAAATTTGACACAGAAAATTGTAAGTACTATATTCTTGATGCTACTGCTAAGTATGATGTTGATTATTTAATTAATGATGAGAAATTTAATTATATTGAAATTGATGATAAAAAAGATGTAAAAGATATTAATATACATCATATAACCTTTGGTGCTAGTCAAAGAAGATTAAAAGTAGATAACTATAGTCTAGAAAGTATTGCTAAATGGATAAATAATAATTTTGATGATAATGCTTTAGTACTTACATATGGGCAAAAAAGTGGAATATATCAGAAATTTAGCAAGATATTAAAAACAAATGAAATGGCGTATTTTGGGAGTATAAAAGGAAAAAACGATTGGGAAGATAAAAAAACAATGATACAAATTGGATTTAATAGACAAAGTGATGTCGTGTATTTGCTTACTTATATATATCTTAACAAAAAATATAACGACTGGAATAGTATGAGTAATTTAGAAATTGAAAAGGAAACTGAAAAGCTTTTACTTTTGGAAAAAGGTATATTTTTAAGTAAAGAAATGAATTGGATTATGAGAAGTAAAATACTAGTTGATACTGAGCAGAATATAATGAGAATCAAATGTAGACATTTTAGTAATAAAGAGTTATGTAATGTATATATAATCAACAATCAATATTATTCTAATTACATTGAGAGATTAGCTGATAAATTAAATGCGGACTTTAAATCATATTTACCAAATGAATTTATAGATGCAAATATAGAAAACTATGGAGATAAAGAAACTACAATAAGCAAACTAATAAAATGGGTAAAAAAATACAATGGAACTCCAATATTAGTAAATGATTTTAAGAAGAAATTCGAACTTTCAGATTATTATTGGAAAAAGCTGTTCAGAAATAATATTAATGACGAATCAATTAAGAGATTTCAAGAAATATGGAGCAATAGAAATATTCAAAGAAAAGCTAATAGAGAATTTGGTAAGGGTAAATGGATATATATTAAATAAAAAAGTGTACAACTTTCTAATAAATAGTTATATTAGGAACTAGTACACTAAATTGTATTATTGGTTAGTATTAAAATTAAAAATCTATTCGTGGATGCCAAAATGCTTTTCTTTGGCAGACACAACAACTGAGCGTAGCGAAGGCGTTAGGTCTTTACACTACATACTAAGAGTAACAAAATAACGCTTTGTCACTCTCCTTCCCCAAAACGAAAAACGTGTTTTGTGTAAGATAATATATATTAAAATTATAATTTAGATTAAGGGAGGAATTATTATTGAAGTTAAATTAAATAGAAATTTCGATTACACAATGTTTTATTTAGACGAAGATGAGAATATAACCACAACAATACCAGAAGGAACTATAATAGAAGTCGAATCACTCGATGATGAATTTTTTGATAAATCTAAAGGCGAATTTGATGACTTACTGGGAGAATATAAAGGAAAATACATATTAGAAAGTTTTGGTTTTGACCCGATGAAACATATGATTGATGATGTATCAGACTATATTTTAGTTGATAATGACTTTGAGATAGTTGAATAGTAATAATTACCCACGTGCATTAGTTGTAGGTGGGTTTTTTATTAGGAGGAATCTTATGTACCAATTCTTATATTATGATGAAGAAAATCATGACTTCTATGTTCGTGATTTGATTACAAATGAAGAGCATTGTTTTAAGTTAAAGGAGTTTGTCAGGTGGAAAAAAGGCATGATAAGAAAAAAGAAAAAGTAAGACGGACAGATATGTCTAGCTTGAAAACAAAATAAAAGTAAGGATGGTGAAAAGATGGCAATTACGTAAAACTCCCTTTTGTTTGTTATTAAGAGAGGGAGAGAAGGTTTAATAAGTTTGACTTAGAGTTTCTGTTTAGGAACTCTTTTTTTTATGTTTAAAAATGGGTATTGGGAGTAGTAATTAGCATCGTAAGTTATGCAAAAAGAATATTTAGGCAAGATTAAGGAGAGTAATGGTTGGTTTTGGGATGATATAGAGAAGAAATATTATCTTATAATTTCTGACGATATGGATAGTCTACTAACGGCATTATTAATACTTACATATAGACCAAATTGGGAGATTGGTGGTTTTATAGATTATAGAGAGGGATTTTATATTAAAAAGGGTATGGAAGGTAAATTAAATAAGGATAATATTATTTGTGTTGATATGAGTGTGTGTGAGGAAGGTATTAAGTGTATTAGTAATCATGTCACTATGCGACATAAGGATGATACAATTAATTCTCAAGATATCAATTTATCTAACATGGATGGTATAAGTCCTTTTAACTATTTTTATAAATATAACTTGAATTCTTTTATACTTACATATTCACTCTTAGGATTGAAGCCATCATCTGAAAGAGCTAGTGCATTAATGTTAATGTTAGATAGTGCATATCAGCCCTATTTTGCGAATAAAGCATACCAGGATTATTATACACAGAAAAGATATTTGTGTGATGTATTAGACTTAGAAGAAGTTTGGGAAGTACAGAAAAAGATAGATAAATTTAATTTTTCGTTGGGTAAATGTAATCTAGGATTAAATAGCAAGATATATGCTTGTAATGAAGGAATTAAAACAGTTAAGCCCGTTTTCTTAGAAGAAGTATGTGAAATATTAGAAATTGATTATAAGCCTGAGAAGTTGGAGGGCTTTTTTTATTTGATAAAATTAGTGACTAGCATAACTAGACATATAAATTTTAATGCAATTGATAAGAATGACATAATCGGTATGGCAGTAACTAGAAGAGATACACAAAAAACATGTTGGGTAGAAGGAGGTATAGGATCTTGTATATTTCCAAAAGGGAATTACAAAACTGGGGAAGCTTGTTGAGTAAAGTTGATGTTCGGAGTTTAAATAGACAGGAATATAAAAGTTATTATCAGATGAAGAGGGTTGTGACTAATAGATATAAGCCAGTTAAGGGTGTTAATGATGTATTTAGTATGATGAATATATAATATAGGGGCTTATCAGCCCCTCGGCATGATGGAGAAGGATTAGCCAACTTTTCTATTGTAATCACGTGCTTTCAGACGAGCCGACCGACTCACAAAGGACGGTCGTTAAATGTATTCTTTGTGGGCTAAAACATAATATCAAACATAAGCCGATTACAAAAGGGCTTATAAAATATACTTTTGTAGCTTAAACATAATATCAATCTAAAAGTCCGTATCGTCTACTCCTTCGAATTTAAAGACGCCCTGCAATTGCTCGGACTATAAAGATAAGCGTTGCTCTCATAACTATATCTATTAGATATAATTATGATTCTTCCTTAATGGCCACTCACAAAAGGGCTGAATAAATACTTTTGTGGCAATGAATGTACTTTTTGATTTATTAAAGATTTTATTTCAGAAAGTCACTTGCAAGAGGGCTTTTAAAATATACTCTTGCAGCCGTAATAATATTTATTCTTATGTGGGCGACTTACTGTTGCCCTCGTTCTTTTTTAAAATTATAAACTTTACATATAGAAATTTTATTAGGGGGGGGTTAAGTGATGGAAATTAAAGAGAAAATTGAAGAATTGAAGAGTGTTAAAAATGAGGTAAACATCGATACTAACAAGATTATAGAAGAAATTAAAAAAACATATAGACTTGTATCTAACACAACAAATAGAATAGAACGACAATTACAGTATATAGAAGATAAGCAGAATAAAATATTAGAAATACTAAAGTATAAAAATGTCGATACAGAAGAAATAAAAAAACAACAAGAAATATTAGAATTAGAAAATAAATTGAGGGAGTTAAGGGGTGAGTAAAGTGAAAGATAGAGATAGAGAGCCTATAAATCATGTTTTGGATGATTTATGGGAAAGGACACAATTTGAATGGGATAGAATGTCGATTGATGACAAGATGACGATGCGAACTCTAATGCAAGTATTAAAAGGCGATATAGACGAGTATGTTATGCCTTATTACGATACTATAAGCGAATGGGCAAATTTAGACATTAATAGTATTATTTTGAGCGAAACAAGTTGTGATTATAAAAAAATAAATGAGTTGATGGGGGTAAAATGTTATGAAAGAAATAATTAGCGGTAATGGAAAGGTAACTATTTTTTATGATGATCCTTTTGAAGATTTGTTAGATCAATGCGATTTTGAAGTACAAGTACAATACAATCATATATCAGATTTACTAGACCAGACTAACGATGAAATTGTAGAAACAACTAAAAAGATAGAAGAGTTGCGTGTTGAGATTGACTTATATACTAGATTAGAAAAAATTAATAGAGTTAGACAAATGCAGAATCAGTTAGAAAACCTAAAAGAGAAATTGGTTGAAACTGAAGAGAAATATGATGTGCTAGAAGATATGTGGACTGATATGTATTTTGCGGTTTTAGGTGAAGAAAAATAGGAGGATAATTATGGAAGAGATAAAGAGTGATTTAAAAGAAATTAAAGAAGATGTAAGTTGTATTAAAAATACTTTATATCAAAATGAATTAATGGAGGTTATGTAGATGGAAAATACAGAAAAAAGAGATGATTATTGGGTTACAAGTAAGTTTATTAATAGTTATTTAATTAGTAATGGGTTTAAACATAATAAAGTTGAAAAGGTTGGAAACAAAATAGGCTTTTTCTATCCTAAAAATAATGAATTGTTTGCAGCTATTAAAGCATATAAAGAAAATGAAGAGATAAGAAAACTCGTACATAATTATCATGTTGTTAACGATTTAATTAAGGGTGCTAAGTATTAAATATTCCCATAAAGGTATATAATAGAAATAAGATTATATATAAGGGCGTGATGATATGTTAAAGGAGTTTAAGAAGTTTACAAGGAAAGTAAACAAGGTTAATGCTAAAGTTAAAGATGCAGAAGCTGTTGTAGGATTAATGACGGGTGATACTCAGAAGTTTACTAGACGTGCAAAGAATAAGACAAAATGGAGATTAATGAATAAATTGATGAGAAAGATTTAGAGCTAATAGAGATATTGGCTCTTTTTTAATTTAAGGAGTGATTTTATTGGATAATGAGTTATATAGTAAGTTGAAAGATTTATACTGTGATACATATGACGAGATAATTCAGGATATTGACAATAGAATTGAGAAAAAAGTGGTTGAGAGAATTGATAGGATAGAAGGTAGTTTGAGTGAATTGATAGATGTGTTGAAGGATATTGTGAAATAGTGAAAAATAAAAAATTGGAGGTATTGTTGAATGAAATTATTTAAGAAATTATTTGAAAAGAAATCTGGATTAGAAATTGTAAATATGGAATTAAACGAAGAGTTGGAATTGAGAATATGGAATTAAACGAAGAGTTGGAATTGAGAAAATTAGGTGTTATTGTTAAGACAAATGATATTGAAAAAAAGATTAATTCTTTAAAAAATCTCGAAAATATACAGGGTAGCAAAGGTAATATAGATCAGGGCGATTATATGGTTGGATTGTATAATGGACTGGAGATTGCAGTTGCATTACTAGAAAATAGAGAACCAAATTTTGTAGATATTAATATCGAGTAATCGTTCGACATTTAGAAGGATTTCCCTTTTATGTATTGAAGTGAATATATTGAAAGGGGATGAAATATTGGATAAATGGAATAATTTATATTCAAGAATAAGAAAAAATAAGATACATGTTATTGAAATTGAAGAAGATTATTATATGATTTTTAATAATAAGATATATAGATGTAGTAATAATGTATATGATAGATATATTTATTATTTTGAAAAAGATAATCTTACTGTTACTAAAGAACAAATGAATAAACTAGAAATAATAGTTAAGAATGAATATGAAAATGGAGAACTGAGGATATGGGAAGATTTAAAAAAATTTATAGGTAGACTTGACGAAAGAGATATAGATATCGCCAATAAAAGTTGTGATAAATATATTAATGGATTAATTGAAGCAGATATTTTTTTAGAAAGATCCCATACGGGTTTTTTAGATGGTAATGAAATTTGGGTTGATTGGATAAAAAAAGTAGAAACAGATAGACAATATGAAATTAGAATTCAAACTTCAAGCAATATTCTTTCAAAGATATCTAATATACCATTAAATATGGCTGTAGATTTTAAAATAGAAGATAAAATTAATTGGAAGATTAATATAATTAAACGCAGAGGTGGAGGTATAGATAATATTACTCAAAATAAAGATGAATGGAAATATACTGCGGATATATTGATTAAAGTAATAGAATAGTGAATTATAGAGCCTATGAGGGCTCTTTTTATTTTGTCTACATATAGTTATGTTTAAAAATATAACACTACATATAGTATACGACTGTGTAATAATATGTAAAATGTAAATACCAGAAATAAGGCAGGTGATAACAATGTTAGACCAACAAAAAATATTAGCGATACAATTGCTAGTTGATGGAGAGTTGAGTAGAACTGATATAGCGAAAAAGGTTGGTGTTAGTAGACAAGCGTTATATAATTGGCTTGATAATGATGAGTTTAAGGCTGAGCTTAACAGACGGATACAGGACAGAAAAGTCTTGTGTGAAAAAATTATTGATAGTAAGTTACAAGATGCAGTAGATAAACTTTGGGAATTGCAGCTATCCACTCAAAATAGTAGAGTCAAAGCTGAGGTATTAAAATATTTTATTGATAGAGCATTAGGAAAACCAGCTAGTAAGTTAGAAATGAATGATAGTAGAGAAAATAAAGAGAACATCACTGATAATGACATATTAGCAAACATAGAAGAATATAAGAAGAAAAAGAAGAATGTAAGTTGATTCCATTAAAAGAAAGATTTTAAGGAAACCATAATCATAACTTAAAAGTATTGACTATGATTTTGCTATGTAGTATAATCAATATATAGAGTGTAGTCAAAACTTATAATCAAAACAATTGGAGGGGAAAGTTATGATTTATGGGTATGCGAGAGTATCAACATTTGGACAATTAAAAGATGGTAATAGCTTAGAGCATCAAGTAGAGTTATTACATCAAGCAGGGGCAACAGAAATATATAAAGAAGGTTACACAGGAACTAAAGCGAATAGACCAGAATTTGATAAGTTACTTGGCAAACTAGAAAGTGGTGATATGCTAGTTGTAACAAAACTAGATAGGTTTGCTAGAAGTACAATCCATGGTGCTACAATAGTACAGGAATTAATTGACCGAGGGGTAAAAGTAAATATACTCAATATGGGTATATTAGATAATACTCCAGCTAGTAAATTGATGAGAAATATATTCTTTGCGTTTGCAGAATACGAAAGAGATATGATAGTTGAACGTACTCAAGAAGGTAAAGCAATTGCAAAGACTAAGGCAGGATTTAAAGAAGGTAGACCTAAAAGATATACGGATGAACAGATTAATCATGCTTTAGATTTACTTAAAGAACATTCATATACAGAAGTAGAAAAGATGACAAAGATTAGTAAGTCAACATTAACAAGAGAAATGAGGAAGAGGAAGGCTATGCAAGAGCAGTCGAAATAATGGACTGTTCTTTTTTTATGTACTGATGTGGTAGGGGTGTTTCTAAATAGAGATGGGAGGATAGCCCCGTAGCCAGTTACATAATTTTTCTTACCAATTTTAGGGTTTTAAAAATATCAAAATAGTTTTTATATAAATTTTAGGGGTTTTAAAAGGATTATAATGTCGATAATTGCGATAAATATTTAAAGGATTTGAGTCTTCATTTATCTAATGTTAGTATATACAATAATATTATTTAGGAGAAGTGTGGTTATGGAAAATATAATAAAATTTCTATTTACAGCTAATGATAAAGAAGGTTTATCTCAAAAATATATTGATATTATAATAGAAGAAATAAATAAGCTAATGACATTATATCCTAAGGTTACAGTTGAAATTGTTGGCGATTGTTACACGTATGAATTAGATGTTTATGAACTTCTAAAGGGAAAATTAATTGAATCTAAAAAATTAGAAGAAAATAAAGTAAAAGAATATATGAGAAATATAAAATATTATAAACCTAATTTCAAAATAGATATTAATGGTAATAAGTATGATACGAGAAATTATTTAGCAGAATATAATTCAAAAGAACGAAGAATTTTATTTAATCATACAAATATTAAAAAGAGATTAGATGAAATAACGTTTAATTTTAGAAAGGAAGGTTATATAAAAGATATAGTTTGGCACGAGTGGGGACATGTACTAGGTTATCAATATAGTTTAAACAAAAATGAAGAGATTTTGAAAATACATAAAACTATAGATACTCAAATTGCAAAATTTGATATTAGAGATGAAAGATCTATTAATAATATTCATGAAATGATAGCATCTGGATTTATGGAAAGTGAATTTGGTTATGAATCTATGAATCTAATATCAAGAAAAATAAGAGGTGTAATTGATAATGTGGTAAAAGAGAGTAAACCAATGTCGGAAAGTGAAAAGAATAGAATAGAGCTAAATCAATATATAAATGAACAACTAGGTTTTGACTTATTAAAAGATGATTAAAGAATAAATTGCTTTAAGAGCCTATTATATAGGTTCTTTTATTTTGCCCCATAATATCATAATAAATCTTATCATAATTGATAAACTGTAATGTTAAACTTGAACAGTTAAAATAAAGGAGCTGATAACATGAAAATATTTTTAACTATACTATTCTCACTATTTGTATTTACATTCTTTGGCATGAGTCTAAATAAAGAAGAATTTACTGATACAAGAGGACACTACATAATGGCTACTTGTGTTTTATGTGTGTTGTTATTCTTTATGCATTTTAAGGTGATGTAAATGTCCGATAATAAAGAGGATATTCAACTTTTATATAAATATCTGAGTCAAATGTACGGTTCGGATAAAGCTAAAGAGTTAATGCTAGAACACAAGAGTAACCTTTGGGGTGAAAATGGTCTTGCTTATTCATTAGGCAAAAGGTCAATTCCCTTTTTCTGTTTGTATTTTCTTCAGGATACTTTCAGAGTTAAAGAAAACAATAATGCAAGAGAATTAGCGGATTTTCATTATCAAATATGGAATGAATGTGAAAACATGATAATTGATGATGAGTTTGACCGACTATTATTAATAGAGCCTAGAGGAAGTGCAAAGTCAACTATACTAAACTATGGATTAACTTGTTATGCTCATTGTTATAAAGAGTCTATATATACTCTTGTGGCAGGAAGTACAGAATTGGATGCAGTTCAATTTGTTGAATTGGTTAGAGATACATTTGAAAGTAACCAATATATTAAGAAAGCATTTGGTGAGTTAGTAGATAAAAAGAATTTCACAGTAAATAAACTTGAATTAGAATTAGCAAACGGTACAAAAGTTCAAGCTATTTCTAGTTCGAGTTCGATGCGGGGAAAAAAATACTCAGTTAAAGGTAAACAAGTTAGACCAAGTTTGATTATATGCGATGACTACATTAATAGAAATGATATTCTTACTCAGGAAGCTAGAGATAAAAAATATCAAACCTTTATGTCTGATGTTAAGTATGCAGGTGACGAAGCAGTTTATAGAAATGGGAAAAAGATTAAAAAGGCGACTAAAATAATAGTAATCAATACTATTCTACACAATGATGACCTTCCTTCTAGACTATTAAAAGATAAAACTTTTAAGCATATTAAACATAAGGCAGTTTTAGTTGATGATGCAGATGAATTATATAATAATGGCTTGTGGGCTGAATTTAAGAAGATATATTTTAATAATAAACTTGATGACCCTGTTTCGTATGCTAAAGAGTTTTATTTTGAGCATGAAAAGGAGATGCAGTATCCTGTTTTATGGGAAGACAAGTGGAATTGTTTAGATTTAGCTATAGAGTATTACTCTGATCCGATTAGTTTTAAATCTGAATTAATGAATGATGCAGATAAAATCGGAGAGAGAGCATTTCACCAAAGTAAAACATTACCTAAAGAAGAGATTGAACAACAAGAATATATTAAAACTATCATGTGTATTGACCCTGCAGTTGAAACAGGGGCAAAGAATGACTATACTGCAATAATAATAGGTGGTAAAACACATAATCAATTTAGATATGTAAGAAAAGGAATTATTAATAAGGTTAAATTTGATGATTATATTGACAAAGTTATTGAATTATTAAAGGAATATGAGGATATTAGTGCTATATGGGTGGAAAAAAATACATATAACTCTGCAGATGTTAGGGAAATAGAGAAGAGAATTGAAAAAGAACCTTCTCTAAAAGCTAGAAACATTACTATTTTAAATGAAAGACAAAATAAGAATAAAGAAGCTAAGATTAGAGCCATATCCGGTAAAGTTGATAGTGGCTTTATTATTTTTAATAAAGATGATACAGAGTTTATCGAACAAGTTTTAGCATATCAGGGTCAAGGATTTTCAAAGCATGATGATGCTCCTGATATTTTAGCTGAGTTTGATAGATTAGTTGATGAAATACAAACTATTGAACCTATCAAATTTTATGATAGGTCTTTATTATTTTAAGGTGGTGAAATTTTTGGAGATTACAGAAAATATAATTATAGAATGTCTAAAAGAACTAAACAAGAAACAAATAGTATATCAAAAATATAAAGATTACTATGAAGGAAAACATGATATATATAAAACTTATAGTATGCAAGATAGTCGTTCAAATATGAAGATTCCGTTCAATTTTCCTAGAAAATTTGTGGATACCGAAACAGGCTATTTACTTGGTAAACCAATTAATTACATATCTAAAAGTGGAAATCAAGAAATAATTGATGTTATTGATAAAAATACAAGTTATTGGGAAAAAGAGCAAAATATCAATCTTAGAAAAGAGTCTGAAATTTACGGTGAAAGCTATGAATTACACTATGTAAATAAAGATGGAGAATTTTGTGCGACTGTTTTAAATCCATTAAACTCTTATGTTTTAGAGGATGGAACTGTTGAAAGAAATGCGGTATTAGCATTATATAAGTATAAACAAAGATTTGATGATGATAATGAATATTTAGATGTTTATTTAGATGACAGAATAAATATCTATAAGATTTTGAAGGACAACAAGTTAGAGTTACTAGATACTAAGGAACATATCTTTGGTAGGGTTCCTGTTATTGTATGCCCCGCAAATACGGAGAGAAAGTCGGGATTTGAAGATATTATACCTTTAATTGATGCTTATAATAACTTAAATTCAGATTTAGTCAATGAAATTGCAGATCATAGAAATGCTTATTTAGTAATTGAAGGTGCTAAGATAGAAGAGCCTGATTTGTTAAATATGAAATCAATGGGAATTATTCAAGTTCCAAACGGGGCAAAAGTTTCATGGTTGATAAAGGATATTAATGATACATTTGTACAGAATGAATTGAACAATCTTGAAAGAAAAATCTATGACTTGAGTGACCAAGTGAATTTCTCTGAAAATTGGGCTAGTAATACGAGTTCTTTAGCATTAAAGAATAAACTTCTTAATCTAGAAAATAGAGTTGCAATGCGTGAGAGTTTCATGGAACACGTAATAAAACAAAGATTAAAGAATTTGTTTAGATATGTTGAGATAGCCAAAGGTATTAAATACGATTATAGAGATATAGCTATTAAATTTACACGAAATTTACCTACAGATTTAACAGGACTTGCAGATGTTATAACTAAATTAAAAGGAACAGCTAGTGATGAAACTTTATTATCGACATTACCTTTTATCGAAAATCCTCAAGTTGAAATTCAGAAGAGAAGGGCTGAGCAAGAGGCTGAAATGGTAGACCTAGATAATATCAATTTTGGTGATGAAAATGAAGAATAATAGAGATTTAGAAAATGAAATACTAGAAATAAAAAAACTAATGGAAAGAGCAGCTAATAAAGATATAAAACCTTTACTAAAAGCATATAAGAAAGCACTTGATGAATTAAGAGCCGAATTAGGTAATATTTATATGAGATATTCTAATAGTGAAGGCTTAAACATGACTACAAATGATAAACTACAAGAGTTGAGGAAGGTTGAAAATTCTTTAGTTAAGATGGCAAAAAATATTAATCCCTTGGAAGTTGCTATCGCAGAAGGAATATTAACAAATGTATTTAAAGATAGTTATTATCGTACTGCATATACAATAGATAAAGGTGTTAGTATTACAACTAACTTTAAGATATTAAGACCAGAGTTTATAGATGTGGTTGTTAATGCTAATTTTGAAGGTCAGAATTTTAGTTCTAGGATATGGAAAAATAAAGATTGGTTAGTTAATAAGTTATATTCTAATATTGAAAGAGCCATAAAAGAAGGCACTAAAATAGATAAACTAGCAAAAGACATAAAAGACACTTTTGGTTCAAGTGCATATCAATCCAAACGATTAATCCATACTGAATTAGCAAGAGTTCAATCAAATGCACAAGACCAGATTTATAGAGATAGCGGACTTGTAAGTAAGGTTTTATATATAGCTACACTTGATATGACTACAAACCCTGAAGATGCAGCTGATGACGGCAAAATATTCGGTATTGATGATCCTAATAGACCAAGTATCCCCCGTCATCCTAATTGCAGATGTACATATGCACCTTATATGCCAAACTGGAGTCCTAAAACTAGAAGGGATAACATAACAAAAGAGAATATACCATATCAGAATTACTCTGATTGGGCAAAAAGTAAAGGTATTAGCTAATTAAGCTACTTTGATAAAGATTATCGGGGTAGCTTTTTTATATTTAGGGTTTTGCATTTATAACTTATTAAGGGATAAATGCAAGATACTATTAAATTTAAGGAGCGTGTATAAACATGAAAGAAATTAAAAAATTAGGTGATAATTACAAATTTAATCTTCAATTATTTGCAGAAGAAGGCGATGAGGGGACTCAAGATGAGGAAACTCAAAAGCAGGAAAAGGATGAAATAGAGTTTGATATAAAGAAAATTCTTGAAAATCCAGATTTTAAGAAATACATGGATTCTTATGCAGATAAGCGTGTTACAGATGCTATTAAGAAAAAAGACAAAGAATATAAGCAGAAATTGGAAGATGAAAAGAAAAAGGCATCTATGACGGCTGAAGAATTACAGAAGGAAAAAGAAAGAGAGTTGGCTGAAAGAGAAAATACTCTTAAACAGTATGAACTCAAAATATCTAAAATTGACTATTTCAAAGAAAAAGACTATGACTTAGATTTCGTTGATTATATAGTCGGAACTAATGAAGAAGAGGTTAAAGAAAAAGCTGATAAGTTAATGGAAATAGTTAATAAAGCAGTTGAGAAGAAAGTTCAAGAGAGATTAAAGAAGGACAACTATACACCGCCAAAAGGTGGAGATGGTAAGACATTTACATTAGAGCAAATTAAGAGTATGAGTCCCGAAGAAATTAATAAGAATTGGGATGCAGTACAACAAGTATTAAAGCAAAATAAATAATTGTCTTTTCGGGCTTAGACACTAAATAAAGCACTATTAATTAATAATTTTAAGGAGCGTGTTTAAATATGGCAGTTACAAATTTTATACCAACAATCTGGAGTGCAAGACTTAATGAGAGTTTAAAGAAATCTTTAGTTTTCGGTAATATCGTTAATACAGATTACGAAGGAGAAATAAGCGGACAAGGTAGTACAGTTAAGATTAATACTATAGGTGCAGTAACTATAGGAACTTTTGATAAAGCAACTGGGACTGGTGACCCTGAAGAGTTAGATTCTACTCAAACATCTTTAACAGTAGATCAAGCTAAATTCTTCAATTTTAAGGTTGAAGATATTGATAAGGCTCAGGCTAATGTTAATTTGTTAGATGGTGGAATGAAAGAAGCAGCTTATGGTTTAGCTGATGTAATGGATCAATACATAGCAAGTCTATATACAGGAGTTAAAGCAGGAAATACAATTGGTGATGATACTACTCCAATAGTACCTACTAAAGATAATGCTTATGACTATTTAGTTGATTTAGGTGTTATTTTAAGCGAAAATAATGTTCCTAAATCTGATAGATTTGTTGTAGTGCCAGAATTCTTCTATGGATTACTTCAAAAAGACCCTAGATTTACAAAAGATGCTAATGTATTAGCCACTGGCTATATAGGAGATGTAAACGGTATGAAAGTTTATACTTCTAATAACGTTCCTAATACTGCGGGTGCTAAATATAAAGTAGTAGCAGGACATAAGAGTGCTATATCATTTGCACAACAAATTGATAGTGTTGAAGCATATAGACCAGAGAAAGGTTTTGCAGATGCAGTTAAAGGACTTCAACTTTACGGTGCTAAAGTTGTTAAGCCTGAAGCATTAGCAGTTATGACAATTAATAAGAAGTAGTAATAGATTGAGGGGTTAATCCCCTCTTTTCTATTCTATTATTGTATAAGGAGTTGATATTTATGTGGTTTTTGAATAAGACAACAGGCTTAAAGTGGGAAATTACAGATAAAGAAATGATTAAACGACTAAGTAAAGATGATAATTATGAAGAAATAAAAGAAAAAGTAGATAAAAAGGTTAAAGAAGAAAAGAAATCTACTAAAAAGAAGTAGGTGATTAGATGATAGAGTTGATGAAAGAATTATTAGAGATTACTGATACAAGTAAAGATATTGTATTAAATCATTATCTTAATAAAGCTGAAAATGCTATTAAAAATCATTTGAACTATTCTGAATTAAATTGGGCTACCGACATGGTAAAATTTCAAGAACAAATAGCTAGTTTAGCTGTATTCTTCTATAGAAACCGAAAAGATGAAGGAATCTTACAACAATCTCAAGGAAGTAGAAGTAAAACGTTAAAAGATGGTATTCCTGAAAGCATTAAAGCCACTTTACCATTACCTTTTATTCGAGTAATAGGGTAGGTGATAGTAATGTTTTATGATAAAGAGATTGAAATTATTGGCAATACAGGACAATTAAATGATAGTGGTAGATGGGTTGATGGTGAAGATATTGTTGTTAAAACTATAGATTGTGATGTTCAGTCTTATTCTAAACAACTTGCATACAAGGATTATGCTTTTAATGAAGATGTTAAATATCGTGTTTTCTGTGACCCTGAACCATTGATAACATTAGGTACTTCTGTTAGTTATCAAGAACCATTTAAAGATAAAAAAACTGTTTTTAGTGTTGTAAATATTATTCCTTGGGACTCGTGTTGGGAAGTGATGATAGATGACTAAAGGGAAAACTATTGAACAGGCTAAAAAAGATATGAGAGAGAAAGCAAAAAAGGCATTAGAAGAAGGATTGCTAATGATTGAAGCTGATGCAAAGTTAATGTGTCCAGTTGATACGGGTACATTAAGAAGGTCAATTACTCACGATGTTAAAGAAGAGGATGACAAAATTGTCGGTGAAGTTGGGACTAATGTAGAATATGCTTATTTTGCAGAATTAAAGAAACCATATCTAGAACCTGCGGTTGACCAAAATCTAGAGTCTATTAGAAGGAAAATTAAGGAGGTGTTGTCTAGTGATTAAGTTATTAAGGCAACATCTTAAACAAAATACTAAATTAATGGATATGCTAGATACTAGCGAAAGCATATATCACATAGAGAAACCTTTAAAGTGTGAGGATACTACTTTTATTGTGATAAAAGATAAGTTGTTAGAGGATAAATTCATTAAAACATATCAATTGACTTTCAATATTGAAAGCCCTGATTTAGAAAAGGTTATTGCTATTGAAGAAGAGTTGATATCTTATTTGAATGATTCACGAGATGAAAAAATAATTAAAAATGAAGAAAAATCTATTAGAAATATATCGGTATTAAATGGTGGCGGTAAAGTCCGAACGCCTGAAGACAATTGGTTAGCAGTTGTCTTTTTTTTATTGAAAATTTAACTATTAATCTTATTAAGGAGTGTGTTTATAATGACATTACATTATCAAGAGGCTGACCCTATAGTATTGGGTAGTGGTGAATTATATCTAGGTAAAGTTGACAATGTAGAAACTGCAACCGAAGAAGTAATTGAAGTGGCATTAAAAAATATTGGTGCAATAGAGTCAGGAGCAACTTTAACATATACACCAACAATTCAAGACATTAAAGCAGCTAATAGAGGAAAAATAATGAGTTTTGTTACTGATGAAGAGGTAACATTCAATTGTGGGATTATGACATGGGTAATTGACAATTTAGCAACTTTAGCCCCTGCAACAGTTACTACAGATGAAACGACAGGAACTAAAACAATAAAAATCGGTGGCAAAGGTATGATACCTGTAAATTATCTTAGATTTATACATAAGAAGAAAGATGGAAGTGGTGAATTAATAGTAAATATCTATAAAGCACAATCTACCAAAGGTTTTCAATTTACATTCGACAAAGATAATCCATTAAGTATAAATTATGAATTTTCTGCGTTGAGTGATAATGATGGTAACTTAGTGGAAATTAAAGAAACATTTGTATAGAAAGTGGGTCAAACAGACCTTCCTTTAGTATTTTAACTTAGTCGACTGTGTTAAAAAAATAAAGAATTTATATAATAAGGAGCGTGTTTATATTGGCAAATATAATTGATTTAAGTGTATTAGTACAAGAGCCTTTAATATTTAAAATGCCTAAATGTGAGGATGTTTTTGAAATTCCAGGCGAAATAAGTACAGAATTTACTATAAAGATGTTCAAGTATTCTCAAGATATGGAGAAACTAAAAGATGAAATAGAGGCACTAGATAAATTGAAACAAATGGTATTAGATATATTATCTTTAGATGAGTCCAAGGAAATAGATATGACGTACATAGATAAAAACCTTAAAGATTTAAGATATTTGAAATTAATTGTATCTAAAATGATGGAACATATTAGAGAGATATCTCAAGACCCAAACTTCAACTCCCCCAAATTGGAGGACAAGTAAGTAATTCAAATGTTGGGGGAAGTGTTGGAGAATCAGAAATTGAAATAATGCGGAATGTTGTTTTTATTTCAAAAGAAATTGGTATAGGTTATAGAGAAGTAATAGAAATGCCTTACGCAATATTCTTATCTTTTTTAAAACATTTAAGAATAATGCAACTAGAACAAACACCAGAAGGGCGAAAAGTATTATATAAGGAAGGAACATTATATCAAACTGAGCCTGAATGGGATAAATTAAGAAGTTCTAAAGATTATATATCAGGGTAGTCGTATAAAATCGGCTATCCTTATTTTTTTACCCAAATTTTGGGAGGTGTAACAATGTGGCAAACGTAATAGATTTAACTAAATATGTATTTCCAGTTGAAATGGATTTAAGTAATTTCGATAAAGGTTTAGATCAAGCAGATGGAACTTTAAAAAATAAATTAGGTGGATTGTCAAATTGGATGAAAGTTTCCATTGCAGGTGGATTAGTAGCGGTAGGTGCAGCTATAACAGGAACAATAGCAAAAGGTATTAGTGCTACAGCTGATTTAGATGAACAAATGAGTAAATTCGCTAGTTCAACTGGTGCAACTGCAAGTGAAGTCGATGAGATTAGAAAACTAAGTCAAGATTTATATAAAGTGAATACAGATAGTATGGAAGATATAGTTGCAACAAGTGAAGCATTAAAACAGGCTATGGGATTAACAACAGATGAGATAAAAAATAGCCAACAGGCATTTATGGATTATGCAAAAACAACAAGTCAAGATAATGTTGAAGTTGTTAAATCTATTGATAAAATTGGTGATGCATGGAATTTAACTAGTGAAGAAATGGTTGGCACTTTAGATATGTTGAAAAAGTCTAGTCAGGATTTTGGAACTGATTTAGGCGGTGTTCAAAGTGCATTAAATCAAGTAGCACCAAGCGCTAAGGCTCTTGGATTATCATTTGAAGAAACAAATGGTTATATGAATATGTTTGCTCAGGCTGGACTAGATGCAAGTTCAAGTGTACAAGCATTCACTTTTGCAGCTAAGGAAGTTGAAAGTCCAGAAGCTTTTAAGAAGATGCTTGAAGAAATACAAGCTATTCAAGACCCAACTCAAAGAGCACAAAAGGCGGTAGAATTATTCGGATCACGTGCAGGAGTTGCGATGAGTAACGTATTAGATGGAACTAAAAATCTAGATGATTTTATTGTGACTATGCAGGAAGCAGAAGGAACTGTTTCTAGTGTGAGTGACTCATTTGATGGGAATTTCAATGTTCAATTAGATTTAGCTAAAAAGATGTTTGGAGGACTTGTTCAAGAAATTGGTGAGAAATTTATGCCTATTGTAAATGAAATTCTTACATGGGTAACTGGTAACTTACCAACTATAGTTAGTCATGTAGAAGGGGCAATAGGCTTTATTGGAACAATAATTAGTCCATTTATTCAGTTGATTAAAGGTGTTATATCTGTATTCGGTGATATGGAATCATCTACAGATAGTTCATTTTCAGGTATTAAAGACATTATTGGCTCAGTCATAGAATCTATACAGGGATTTATTCAAGCATTTGTAGATTTTGCTAAGTGGATTTGGCAAAACTGGGGAGAAGAAATAACGGCATTTACTCAAAAGTATATGGCAGCTGTTAAAGAAAATATTGAAAGCTTCTTAAATATTATAAAGGGCGTATTCGATTTTTTTATTGCACTCTTTAAAGGCGATTGGGAAGGTATGGGGAACGCTCTAGCAGGTATAACAAGTAATTTCTTTCAAATGATAAAAAATATTTTTGACATATCTATAGAAGCAATTAAGCTAGTACTTACAATAGCAATAGATGTATTAAAAACAATAGCTACGAACATAATGACTGGCATTTGGAATGCTTTTAAAAATGTATGGAATAGCGTTACTTCATGGTTTAGTGATATTTTTAATTCTCTATTTGATTGGTTTAGAGGATTAGGTAAAAGTTTTTCAAATATAGGTTCAGCGTTGTTTAATTTTCTTTGGGATGGCTTGAAAACTACTTGGAGTGATATAAAAGGTTGGGTATCCGATACGGTAGATTGGTTAAAGGATAAACTAATGTTCTGGAGAAAAAGCAACGATGAAATGAGTAAATCAAATAGTACAAGTAGTACAACTAGAACAATTACGGGTGGTTATAACATACCTTCATATGATGTCGGTACGCCTTTCGTACCGAGTGACCAGTTAGCTTTTGTCCATCGTGGAGAGGCTATAATTCCAGCTAAATACAATCCGTATACTAGTGGTAGTCAACCTAATAAGCAACAACCCATCGAGTTAAAAATTGATAGAATGCTACAAGTAGATGTAAAAGGTAATTTAGACAAAGACACTATACCTAAACTTAACAACATATCTAAGAATGTTTCTAAGGATTTGATGGAAGTATTAAAGCTTGCAGGTTTTAAACCTAAATTAACATAGGAGAGCATATATATTAGGGTTTACTCATCAAGGGTAAGCCCATATTTTTTGTTTTTGCAAATTAGAATCGGTAAATTACCGAATCCAGAATATAAAGGAGTGTTATTATGCTTAATAATTTGAATTGGAAAGATAGTGAGATTGTATTAATTAATAATACTGAAACATCTGCAATATTAGAAGATACAAGTGATACATTAAATTACTATGCAGATAAGTATATTGTAACTATTTATGAGATTAAAACAGGAGATATAGTTGAATACGAGGGAATTAATTATCTTATTATTAGTCAAATTGATAGAAATAAAGAAAATTATAGAGCAAGAATAAGACAAGCCGATTTTAATATTAAGTTCTTTATAAATGAAGAAATAAAAGAATTTCCTGCTATTATTGAGAGCAAGATATTTGATATTGAAACAGGGCAATATTTAACATTACCAAATAAGAAAATTAGAGTGACATTGAAAGATGATGCGGAAACTACATATATAATAGAAGGAAAAAGATTTATTAAGATGGGTAGTGCTTGGAAAGTTGTAGGAATAGACAAGACTAGACCAGGATTATTGATACTGAATTGTGATTTTAGTGAATTTAATACTAATGATGATAAAGAAAATGAAGTTGCAGATTATGTTGAGCCAGAAGTTCCAGTTGATCCACCAACTCAAGATGGATATAGTATTGAGATAGTGGGCGATAGTGAAATTGCTATTCTAGAAACTAAAACTTATACGACAAATATCTATAATAATGGTGTTTTGGTTAATGATAAATCAGTTATATGGTCTGTAAGTAATAGTAGGTTGAAAATAGATAGTACAACAGGTACAACTTGTACTATAACGGCTGATGCAGGTGATTATAGTTTGGGTGAATATACATTGAAAGCTACATTAAGTGATGATGAGAGTGTGTTTGTTGAAAAGACAATTGAAGTAGTGGCGTGGTAAAAAGATTGCTATATATATAGGTAGGGATTTTTTCTCTACCTATTTTTTTGAATTTGTATTACATATTTTAAATGTGGTATGATAATAACATAAACATAGATAATGTATAGGGAGGAAAGATAATGAAAGTAGTTGCATATTGTAGAGTAAGTACGGACAGTAACGATCAAAAAAATAGCTTAGAAGCACAAAAAAAGCACTATATGCAAATGTTCAAAGAAAAAGGATATGATATAGCAGATGTAGGATTATTAAATAAGAGAGATAAGATAAAAGAAGTATTAAAAGGCATATACGCTGACGAAGGGATTACTGGCACTAGTGCAAAGAATAGGGATGCTTTTAACCAAATGATAGAAGATGCTAGAGCAAAGAGATTCGATACTATATTTGTAAAGAATGTTACAAGATGGACACGCTCAGTTGAGGATGGTACAAAAGCATTAAAAGATTTAAAAGTTTTGGGAGTAGGAGTAATATTTGAAGATGGAAATCTAAATAGTTTAAATCCTGCTAATGAAATGGTATTGAATATGCTTATGTCAACTGCACAAGAGGAGAGTAGGCTAAAAAGCAGTGCAATACAGTTTGGTATTAGAAAAGCACAAGAGCAAGGAAAATGGAACGCTGGACTTCCATTCGGGTATGATATAGAAAGTGGATATTTAAAGGTAAATAGAAACGAATCAGATGTTATAAAAGAAATATATAGATTATATTTAAATGAAGGCTATGGAAGTCAAAAAATCGCACGTGAATTAAATAGTAGAAATATTAAAACAAAAAAGGGTGTTAAATGGAGTCAAACACAGGTTGCAAGGATACTAGAGAATGAACTATATATAGGCAAACAGATTACACATACAGTTGTAACGAATGATGTTAATAGAAAAGACTTTAAAAAAATACCTGAAGATGAGCAAATTATAAATATAAAAGAAGAACTAAGAATAATTGATGACGAAACATTTAAAGAAACACAATCGGAAATAAAGAAAAGAAGTGAAATGTTTAAGAAAAATAATAATAGACCTTCTAATAAACATCTATTAAGCAATATTCTATATTGTCATAACTGTAAAAATGCTATGAAAAGAAAAAAAATAAGAACCTATAGGAGAAAAGATAGCACAAGTAATAATTTAGGTTATGAATGGGTATGTAGATTAAATGATATGTACGGAAAAGACAGATGTAAATATAGAAATGCTATTAGAGAAAGCGAAGTTATTAGTTTTGTAAAAACTGAAATATCAAAAATAAAGGAAAATAAAATTGACTTTAATAAAACTTTAGATGAGTATATTGAAGTTAATTATAGTACTGATAATTTAGATTCTAGAAAAGAAGAACTAGAGACTATATTATTGAAGTTAAAAAAACAACAGAAGCTAAACTTTGAATTGTTAGCTGAAGAAATTATTGATAAAGAAGAATATCAAAATAGAAATGATATTTTAAGAGAAGAAATAAAAGAAAAAGAAAGTGAATTAAATAAATTGAAGTATATTAATATAGAAATTGAAAAAGTTAAACACAAATATAATCAATATGTTAAATATTTAAAAGAAATTGATATTAACAACTTATCTAATGCAATATTGAAAAAAATAATTAACAAAATCCATGTATATAATATTGAAGAGGATTTAGAGAATAAGGAAATATTCGAGAATATTTTAGATGAATTTGCAGGAAATAGAGATATGTTAGAGAATATAAAAGATGAGAATATTAAAAAAATTCTTGAAAGTAAAGATGTAATTGAGTTTTTAAAGTTAATGTATGGAGATAAAACAGTAAAAATGCAAATAGAGTGGAATTTCCTTGATACTACACCGCAAGATATATTCCACAAGTATAGAGAAATGTTATTAAAGAAAAAATAGACACCCTTTATACAACTATATCAGATGTATCGCTTGTAGGGGGAGGTAGAGTTCCAAGACCGGGAGAAATTTCTTTAGCACACTATGGCGTT